CACCACAGTAGCTCTGCTGGAGCAGGGCAGCCGCGTGATGAGTGCGGTACGTAAACGCCTGCACTATGCAATGCGTCTGGAATTCAAGCTGATGGCTCGGGTTATGCACGAGTCTCTGCCGCAGGAATACCCGTTTTCTGTCGAGGGTGGCGATGAAGCGGTCATGGCGTCTGACTTTGACGACCGTGTGGACGTGATTCCGGTCTCTAACCCGAACGTTTTCTCTCAAGCACAGCGGATTGCTTTGGCTCAGTCTCAGTTGCAGCTTGCCACGCAGGCTCCGCAGATACACAACATGCATGAAGCTTTCCGCCGCATGTATGATGCGCTGGGCGTCAAGGATATTGACAAGATTCTTAATGTCGATAGCTCTAACGACCCTGTTCCCAAAGACCCTGCACAAGAAAACATCGACGTCCTGGACAACATCCGGCTCAAGGCTTTTGATGGGCAGAATCATGACGCTCACATTATGTCGCACCTGCTGTTCAGTGCTTCTCCAATAGCTGCACAGAATCCAGTGGTCCTGACGGCTCTTCAGAAGCACGTGACGGAGCATGTGAAGATCAAGGCCGAAGAGACCGCAATGGTCATGTTCTTGCAGCAGAACGGCCAGCAAGCGCCTACAGACGACCAGATGCTACAGATAGAGGGCATGGTGGCGCAGATCGTGGCGCAGGAGCTACAGAATCTGCGGCAGATGAGCATAGGCATAGCCGGTCAGGCGCAGCCTAAAGAGCAGCAGGGCCCTGATCCGTTGATTGCGCTAAAACAGCAGGAGCTACAGATTAAGGCGCAAGCAGAGCAGAATGACGCTTCCATAGACCAAGCTAAGGTGGTTCTGGAACAGCAGAAGATGGGCGAGAGGGCTCGTCAGTTTGATGAAAGATTGGCCAGCCAGGAGGCTCAGACAGCCGCAAGACTGGACGCTCAAGCGCAGCGTGAGCTGCTGAGATTAAGAAATAACCGAGGAGGTTAGTATGAGTTCTGTAAAAATCATGGGTGGACCAATCAAAGAACCACCAAAACCTACGAAATATGCTGACATCGAGGGTCAAGGTCGCATACCATATGCAACTTTAAAAGATGAGAAGACCCCAAACACAGCAAAAGCAAAGATCACCAAGGGCAAGCGCCGCGGTATGGGTGCTGCATTGCGTGGTGCTGAATTCACTAATGCGTAGGTGACGATATGCCTTTGATGCGTGGGTCTAGTCAGAAGACCATCAGTTCTAACATTGGCAAGCTTAAAGACGAGGGCTACCCCCAGGAACAGGCGGTGGCCATTGCTTTGAATTCGGCAGGTAAGTCGAAGCCAAAAAAGATGAACAAGGGCGGTGCTGCTTTGAAGGGGTACAGCCCGATTGCTATTAGACCCCAACGTTTCCAAGGAGTTTTTTGATGAGATATGCAATATTGTCCATATTTGTGCTTTTGAGTAGTTGCACATCAGTACAACAAGTCATTGATAACAAAGAACTTTATTGCTCTCAGTTTTACAAAGGCGTCCGAGCCGTCGGGCGCAGCGCCTTATCGGCAACAACAGGTGTAGTTGTCCCAGATGTATGCGATACTATCGATGAGATTGTCGCGGAGGAAAACGCTGATAGCGTAGACAAAAGCGATAGCTGATCTCCGATTACTCATACAACTGGTCTTGTTGTTTAAATGAAGCTAGGCGGATTACTTAAATCTTTAGCTCCCACCATTGCACAGGCGGCTGGCGGCCCGATGGCCGGTATGGCTGTCAAGATGGCTGCCAAGAAAATAGGTCTTCCTGACACGGCTACGGCCAACGAAATAGAAGACTTGATTGAGCGCGAGCCGGAAAAAGCGCCTCTCCTGAAGCAAGCAGACAAAGATTTTGCCCAAAGCATTCGTGCTATGGAGATTGACCTGGAGTCTTTTAAGACTGAGGTCGCGGACAGGAAGGACGCCCGAGCCAAGTTTTCGCAGGATTGGACGCCTAAAGCATTTAGCCTGCTGGCTCTGGTTTTGTATGGCACCTACGTCATGGCGGTGACCATCATGCCGCATGACCAGAATGATGAGACCATCATATCTCTGGTATTGGGCCAATTATCAGGCATATTAGGAACAGCCGCCGCTTTTTTCTACGGCGGTTCAAGCAATAAAAAATAATGGAAAAGCTGATTGAAATGCTCAAACGCCACGAGGGCGAGGTTAAGACTAATGGTCGCCACGTGGCATATAAATGCCCGGCTGGTTACTGGACCCTTGGAATAGGGCGAAATATTGACCCGGAAAACGGCGTTGGTTTGTCTGAAGAAGAGGTCAATTTTCTGCTACAGAACGATTTAGATCGTTGTGAAGCAGAGCTTAATGCGGAATATGTCTGGTTCAGGACTCTGGAAGGGGCTCGCAGAGACGCTATTTTGGACATTTTCTTTAACCTTGGGGCAACCCGTTTCCGGGGATTTAAGAACGCCATAGCGGCTATGGACGAGCAGGACTATGACAAGGCCGCCGTAGAGTTCATGGATTCCAGGTGGGCCAAACAGGTTGGTGGTCGAGCTTTAGAGCTTACCGACATGATTAAGGCGGGTAGCTATGTTTGAGTACGCTGCTACCGTGGTCAAAATCGTAGATGGAGACACCGTTGATGTTCTGGTGGACCTTGGCTTTGATACTTTTGTGGGTGGTAAGCGTGGGCGTATTCGTCTTTACGGAATTGACGCACCCGAATCTAGGACCCGAGATAAGGAAGAAAAGAAATACGGGCTTCTGGCGAAGAAATTTGTAGAAGAATTTATGCCTGTTGGCACCGTGGTAACGCTCAGGACCTTTAAAGACAAGGGCGGTAAGTACGGACGCTATATGGGCGATTTTAAGCGTCACGACAAATGGCTTTGTGAAGAGTTGGTTAAAAATCACCTAGCCGTTGAGTATTTTGGTCAGAGCAAAATCCTTATTCAACAGGCGCATTTAAGAAATCGCACTCTGTGCGACGAAAGTTCCATCCCTTCTGTTGCAGAATATGAGGACCGGTTATAAGATTCGCTACGATTTTATCATATGGAGACAACATGGATGATTTAGTCGTAGTACAATTTATTCAAAAGAAACTAAAAGAACGTAAGTCTTTAGTTTTGGATATTTTAGAAAACAACGGCGTCACTTCTTTAGAAGCTTACAAGCAACTTATGGGAGAGCTAGACGCTTTAAACTACATAGCACAGGAACTCTCGGGCCTGCTAGAACAACAGGAGCGCATGAATGATTGAAGTGCCGGGTTATTTGGCGGATCAGCTAGATAAAGAAGCTGCTGAAGCTAAAAAGAAAGAAGAAGACGTTTCACGTGAAACCTCTGAAGAAGGGGGCGTAGATGATCTTTACGTTGATCCCGCGGAACGTGTGTTAGACCCCTCCAAGGCAGACGCCTCTCTTTTAGAACGTATGCCAGACCCCACGGGCTGGCGCATGTTGATACTTCCCTATCGCGGAAAGGCTAAAACAGAGGGCGGCATCTACATTCCTGAGAAAGTTTTAGACGACGGTCAGATACAGACTGTAGTCGGATATGTCTTAAAGCAAGGTCCTTTGGCATACAAAGACACGGAAAAGTTTCCAGAGGGCCCCTGGTGTCAGGAGAAAGATTGGGTAATTTTTGCTCGATATGCTGGCTCTAGGTTTCGCATAGACGGTGGAGAAGTTCGCATCCTTAACGATGACGAGATTCTAGCCACTATATCTGATCCAGAAGACATTATTAGCTTTTAAGGGGTAAACATGGCCGAAGAACAGGAAAAGAAAGCTTATGAGCCGGATGACGGCACAGTAGACATAGATATTGGCGAAAACGAAGAGGAACAGGAGGTCGAGGTAGCGGTCTCTGGTGTCTCCTCAGAAGAAGAGCCGGTTGAAGAGTCCGAAGAAGATGATGAACACCAGAAATACACTGCGGGTGTTCAAAAACGTATAGACCGCCTGACCAAGAAAATGCGTGAAGCTGAGAGGCAGCGCGAAGAGGCGGTGAATTACGCCAAGTCGGTTCAAACAGAGTCTGACCAGTTAAAAGCCAAGCTACAGCAGGTTGACGCTGGTTATTTGAATGAATACGGCGGTCGGCTTACGGCTGAGTTAGCTCAGGCCCAAGAGGACTACAAACGTGCCATAGCTACGGGTGACCCGGATAAGGCTTTAGATGCTCAACAAAAGTTGACTAACCTACAGGTAGCGTCTTCCAAGCTAGAGGATGCCAAAAGGGCCCAGCAAGCCAGAGCCGCTCGTCAAAACCAAGAGCAGCAACAAGCTCCGCAGGCTCAAGCACAACCACAGCAGCAGCAGCCACAGGCTCAACAACCGGCTCAACGGCCTGATCCAAAGGCGGAAGAGTGGGCAGACCGGAACGAATGGTTTGGCAAGGACCGGACTATGACGTTTGCTGCATATGGGATACATCAGGAACTTATACAGGATCAGGGGTTTGACCCACAAACTGATGAGTACTATGATGAGCTAGATAAGAGAATTAAGCAGGAGTTCCCGCACAAATTCTCTGATAATTCTGACACCGAGACCAGTCGAAAACCCGCCCAGAACGTGGCTGGAGTATCTCGCACTAATTCGTCAACAGGGCGCTCTACAAAAAGGAAACTCACACCTAGCCAGGTTGCTATAGCCAAAAGATTGGGTGTGCCGCTAGAAGAATACGCGAAATATGTCAAATAGGAGATGACAATGGCTACAAAGAAAGTTGGTTTTGAAGGTATTGATCGATCTCCTCGCGCTAAAGACAGCAGGGAGAAGGAGCAACGGCGAAAGCCTTGGGCTCCCCCATCCATGCTCGAAGCACCGCCTGCACCCGAAGGGTACAAGCACCGCTGGATTAGAGCAGAAGTTCGTGGTTTTGATGACCGTAAGAACATTTCTGCTCGTTTGAGAGAAGGGTATGAGCTTGTGAGAGCAGACGAATACCCGGATTTTGAGGCTCCGGTGGTCGAATCAGGTAAATTTGAAGGTGTGTTTGGAGTTGGTGGATTGGTTCTCGCTCGTATTCCGTTAGAAACGGTGCAAGAAAGGACTGAATACTTCCAAGGGAAGAGTAAAGACCTTTTGGATGCCGTTGATCACGATATGATGCGAGAAAATGCTCATGAAAGCATGGCGATCAATAAACCTGATCGTCAATCTCGT